AGGTGTTTCGGGCGCTTTAGGTATAGCATAAGCCTCGTTCTTTCCTAACCAATCTTGAATGTTTTTAACTCGGTCGCCTTCATTACTAATCTCGCCATTTTCAAATAGAAATAAGCCCATTTTGTTGTACTTCGGATCTAGTCCTGCTTTTGTTAAATCTTCTTTAATCTCGGTATTTGTTTTAAATTTCTTGTACTCGTCTAGTTGTTTAGTTAAACCTTCCATGTCTTTAGTTTCATTTAACACTTTTTCTAACCGCGTATTAGCATCAGTGTACTTTGATTCTAAGTTTAAAAATTTGTCCTTCGAAATGTAATTGCCACTTGTCAAATTGACAATCTTATCGTTGCTTTTAATTCCGGCGATAATTTCTTCAGGTGTCATTTCTTCCTTGTAAGATTCTCCTAATAAGTCTTTTAATTCAGCCATAGTATGTAGTCTCCTTTCGATTTTGCTTAAACGTCAGTTCACTCTGACATTGAAAGTAATAGTTTTTAAACGTTCTCTATTGGAACAATTATAGTTTAATACACATCTCAAATGGTTGCAAGTTTTCGCTTATTTGTAATCGTAATTAACACCTAAGTTATCGACTATGTAGTTTGTCCTTTCTCTTGAAGGTTCACGCGATAGAAATTTGTTATCATTGATCAGTTTTCTATTTTCTGCTATCCATTTATCAACCAAACTTTTATAGTAATTAGCTTTAATCTTGAATGATTTGTCTTTAGTTGCGCTATATTCGGCTAAATAGTTATCACGTTTAAGTTTATAAGTTCTAATCAAGCGCTCATTTCTGCGTTGCTGTTCGGTCGCTTTATAGTTATTAGTCTTTGCTTTGCCATAAGTATATCGCTCTTTGTAAGTGCCGGTGTCTTTGATAACGTCAGAATAGGGAACTGCATGAAATGAATGTCTACAATTTGGCCTAGTAGTTAACCATACAGGCGCACCCCTTACCCATTCCATTCCCTTAATGTGATGTTGATTAATATACTTTCTCGCTTCAGGTGTTAATTCGGCACCTTCGTTATAATAAATCTTCCCCTGATAATTCAAATGGTCTTTTGCACAGTCAGCGAATGCGTCTACAAAATAAAATATAATGCCTGCTTCCGCTCCATGCTTAACTTGATTGGCGGATATCTCGGTGTTTATATCAGTCCTTGCTTTCATTTCCATGTATGACTTAAACGACATATTGCGCACTTCTCCGTATTTCTTTCCTGGTTTATTTACTCGATAAGCAATTTTAATGCCGTTGTCAATGCCATAAGCCATTTGCTTTTTGATAGTTCTATAAATCTCATCGCCAACTTTACTGTTGGATATCATTTGAATTGACTTGTTGTATTGCTTGTACGCATTAACCGCTAGACTTTTAATGAATTTCTCGTTGTATGATTTCATATTTTCTAATGTATGCTTAGCACTTTTAGGCAAATCTTTAACTCTAATCTCGTCTATCTTGACTTCTATCATGTCTTTGTTGGTTGTTGCATAACTTAGTAGGAATATCTTTTCGACCTTTTTGTTGACACCCGCAATTCTCTCTTTAGCCATTTTGGCTAACTTCTTAGAGTACTTATCCCTACCTGCCAATTGCTTTGCTTTGTAATTATTCAATGAATATATGCCTTTAGTCATTTCTTGATTATTCCGCATGACAAAAGTGTTCTCCAGTTTCATATACTCTTCGCCCAGTATATCTAATAAATCTTCAATTCTAGCGTTAACCATTATTCTTCTTCTTCGTTATTGTCGTTATCTTCTTCACTATCTTCGCTGTCTAGCACACCACCGTCAGTACTCATTGCCGCAAATGCGCTCTTCATATCTTCTTCACTAGTTGCTTCTTTCTTGTTGTCTAGCGCTTCAATTTGTTCTAGTTGTTCGGCTTCACTTAATGTATCGCCATAGACTAGTTTCACAAATAACTTGGTTGACATATTGCCACTTGAATATGCATCTTGGAATTTTGCGAGTTTATTAGCAATAACGTCATCACCAAAGAATTTGTTAATATTCTTCTTAGCAGTTGCTTCACTCTCGTTGTACCACTTCATACGATACTCGACTTTGGACATAATACCAGCAGCGACATCCTTTGCGTCATCTATTTTTTCGCTTTGCTTATCTTCAATAATACTATCATCAAAATCAATTATGATATCTTGGTCAATTGTGTACTTGCCCTTGTTCAAAGCATTTTGAATAAACATCCATGCTCTGGTGAATTCTCTAATGCAATCGCCCAGTACAAGTTCATGCCTTTTAAGATTATTATAAGTGTCAGAGTTTTCACTAATTACTTGTGTTGCAGTAATAACGCCTTGTCTGTCAAAATTGAAATATCCATTACCTAAACCAGCGCCCTTACTAACTAAGTTCAACGCTAATTGAATACCTTTTTGATATTCATCGACTCGCAATGTTCCACCTGTTTCGTGTATAAGCTCTTTACCATTAACACCAGGAAGTCCACTAGTTTCTCCAGGTAGCGCATATATGAAATCATCGTTAGGATCAAACGTAGATACAACTTTAGTCTTTGCACCAGTAGCATCGCTTTTGTATTGGAAGCTACTAAGTTTGGTTGATATAAACATTCTCTTTTTGCTAACTTTAAATTCGGTATTCAAACCATCTCCAGCATTGTCTAACATCATCAATTTAGGAATGATATTCGCTAATATACTTGTATGAACATTCTCGAAACGTTGGTTATTAACTTCATTCGGATAGATAACAGTAAACAGTTTATATGGACTATCTAAAAGTATATGGTAGATATCTCCGCCCTTTTTGCCTTCGACTTTATCAATGATAATCATATCGTAATTGTCATTTTCATTCTTAACGTGCAATATATATCTAACCTTTTTGCCACCAAGTTTCTTCTTGAAACACGCTTGTGTTACTTCTCCATCAATCGTTTCTAACGGTACAGTATTCCAAGCGTTGAACGAACTTGATATAATCTTGGAACTTGTTATTTCCATATTTCCAATTTCTTCGGTTGAACTTGATAATTCTTTGCCGACAATATTCGAAAAATCAATAGCCATACTTGCGGTGCTTAATGCAAACGCTTGCTCTATTGTCTTTGTGAACTTGGAATATATTTGGTCTTTTTTGAACTGTTCTGCAAGTACCTTTGTTTGCTCTTTATCTTTTAAGCCAATCTTAACACGTTCATTCATTAACAAAGTTGCCCACGCTCGGCAAACCATTTGTCCACCTTGCATATTTAAAACGTGCTTGTCGACTTTAGTCATGCCATTATAGATTTGATAATTGTGAAATGTAGGAACGCAACCTTTATACCATTGTCTCCAAATATAGATATCGTTATCCCTACCTTCGCCTTGTCCGCTATGAATCATATCTAAATTGCTATCAACACTTTTAATGATTTTATTTAAATCTAACATAAATTATCGCTCCTTTGTTTGGTCAACTTAATTATATCACAACACTTTTACACATACACAATTTTATAGAATAGCACTTTAATTCAGCAAATACTCATAATCTAATAACTCGTTCATATAACGTTCCCATGAATACTCTTCGGCATCCTGAATATCAACGTCATTAGTAATTCCGTCATCAACTCTTATATCGGCTTTTTTACTATCCCAAACACATTCAGCGGTAGCATTAATCGTATAATTGCACCAGCGCATAACGTGATATCTTCCGCTTCCTATCAGTCTGGTTTTGAGATTAATTCTACCCATTATGCTAGTCTTTGCTGCTGGTCTAAGTTGAGTACCTATTCCATTCTTCATACACGCTTGCTCTAATGTTCTTGCTAGTACTGGTTCTGCGCTATCGTAATTCGTATATATAATTCCCATGTTTGGATATTTCTTTTCACAGTCTTTCATAAACTTAACAAATGCATCCGCTAATTCATTACCGTCAATTCTCAATGGCTCGCCAGTGTTCTTGTCTCTTAACTCTTCACTCTCTAATATGACAACACCGCTAAAGTTATATTGGAATCCCGTTAATACAAAAGTATGTGCTGACTTATTACCGCCAAAATCAATACCACATTCGCACATCATAATATCTTTCGGTATTTCGTCAAGTATGAAATTTTCAGGGTTTTCAGCAAACTTTCTAAATATAACACCTTCAGCAGCAGTCCATAGTCCGAGTATATACCGGCCATAGAAAACAGTACCTTCATATTGCTTGCACAGACTGTCGACGAATGATTTGGGCAATGTGGGGTTGTCCCATATCGTATAACGCTGAACCCATATATCAAGACCTTGCTTAATGCTTTTATCGATGTATCGTTTTAAAAAGTGGTTAGGGCTCTTTGGATTGTAAGTTGCGTCCATAATGGAACACTCTCTATCAAGTCTAGATAATATCAGCATGAATACTTCTTCGTTACATTCGGTCGCTTCATCCATATATGCGTATTTTATATCAGATCCACGAATAACCGAAGTTTGATTAGCCTTGTAATCGCCAATACAATAGACCTTTTGGCCGAATATAGTAGTAGTATTATCGCTCGATATTTCGCCTACAAGATTCTTTCCCCATTTGTTCCGCATTGGAGACAAGATATTTCTTTCGATAGTCGACTTAGAAACACCGAATATGAAGTTAAGTCCTATCTCATTTTCTCTCTCAACTAATCTATTTGGAATAACATAGATAAAATCTAGCCATGTCTTTCCTGCTCTTG